ATGGGTTCACTGTCTTGAATGGCGTGGTTGATGCGGAACCCGCAGGGACTATCCCATTCCTTGGGGACTTGCAGCCAGATTACTCTATAAATTTCCCTATTCGGGACAGCACTTCGACAGCGAAACGTGCCCGAATTTCACGCAGGCTTGGGTACGCACCCGTTGGGGCTACAACTAATTACGGGATATTGGATGTTGAATGGGGTTTGCCGGAAAATGAGCACAAGTGGATTGATGCAACCATGTTAAACTCGTGGGTTGCGTATGGGCAGACTGCCAGCGACCTCTACTTGACTGGACAGTACATGAAGGACGAGTTTGGATTCGTCCACCTCAGGGGGTTTATTAAGAGCGGGTCTTCCGCAACGGCCACGATGTTCACTCTACCAGAAGGTTACCGCCCCGCTATGAGGCAGATATTCTCAACGTGGTCTCAAGCTGGGCTTTGCAGGATGGATGTTAGGTCTACGGGGACGGTAAGTGCAATAGCTGGTGGGTCAACGTCGTGGTGCGATATAAGCAACATACACTTCTACGCTGAAGGATGACATGTCTGGACTAAAACACCTTTCCAAACAAGGGCAACATAAGCGTGTCTTCATACCGGATAACGAGTGGCATGATATAGGCGACCCCGGAGAACCAGCATTTGAAGCTGGTTGGAGTAATTCCGCAGGGTATGAGCCAGCCGGGTTTCGTATGGACGCTGATGGCTGGGTCCATCTGAAAGGGGTCGTGGATGGTGGGACGTCCGATATCTTCTTGTTGCCTGAAGAATATTGGTCCATTAACGACAACTGGAATAACACGACTGCCGTACTGGGTAGTGGCGTGGAAAAGATTGCCGAGGTTCAGTGTACCCCCAGCACCGGATTCGTGGGTTGCCTTACTGCTTCGGGGGCAAACACCGAGCTACTATTAGACGGAGTGAAATGGCCTACGTTTGAACATTCGTATGATGATGGGCTCATGATTGGAACCGGATCGGCTGATCTCAATCCGGCATCGGCTGGATTTAATCGGATCTATCAAGGTGCCGATGGTGTCAATGTTCTCCATATATCCAGCACTGTTTCGGTAGCAGCAACTACTTGTGCCTTCACTTGGGATGGGGAGGAAGCATCTGGCGCTCAGATGCTTCCTATAGGTTCGTTTACTACCGGGACGCAAGGCGGCTACTTGGAGGTATCCGCCCATAGACCGCTTTACATCTCTCAAACACACGCAACATCGTTCAATGCTTCCTTATACTACACCACTCAAGCTGCCCACGAACAGCTTGTTGAGCCTTCGCTTTCTAACTCGTGGGTAGTTGAGACCAAAGACACCAACAATGACTGGTATGGGATTGGGTTTATAAAAGATAGGCACGGCATTGTCCATCTGAAGGGTCGCCTGAAGTCCGGCTCGTCTGCCTCTGCCGTGATGATGACGTTACCGGTAGGTTCTCGTCCAGCCTACGACGTATACCATGTGGGCGTCACAGAGTCGGTGGTGTCGTCTACTACGACCACTGCTGTGGTAAAGGTTGGGAGTAATGGTGAAGTTTCGATGCATTATGGCGGCAGTACTACCTATAGTTCAATCTCTGGTGTCAGCTTCTATGCTGGCTAGCTAACTAAACACTTCTGTCACAAGTGGTATCATTAGAAGCATGGCACTCATAAGCGTGGACGACATTGTTGCCATTATCGGAGATACGACGATTGACTCCGATGATGAAACGATCCTTCAATTTTACATCGACTTTGCACAAGGCGAACTAGAGGCATGGTTAGGTCGACCAATTACGGTCGAGACATTTACTACAGTAGCTGTCTCCGACGCGGACGGCAGGGTTTATTTGCCGAACACCCCGATCGTTAGCGTCACGAGCGTGACGATTGAGACCATTCTGCAGGACACAGATTACTACACGATCACCCCGTGGGGCTTGGAAATGGGTTTTTCGTCCTACGCTTCCTCTCTGACTTCTGAGTCCGCCTATCTGTACGACTGGAAAGAACCTGAAATTACTGTTGTTTATACGGCAGGACTTGACGCTCCTCAGGCCATCAACTCGGCTATCGTTGGGGTTGTCATTAGGCAATGGAACGAACGTAAGGCTGGACTTGCTAAAGATGCTTCCAGCGCTCTCGGTATTAAAGAAATGAGGGTGGAAGACTATTCGATTGAATACGATGCCGGGGGCACGAACGACTACAGCGCTTATAGCTCTGGAGCAACCCCTATCATAATGTTTCGCTCTGATGCCGACTTTAACTCAGTGAAGCGGTTTAAGAGAAGGTCGATTGCCTGATGGAATTCCAAGTTAAAGACGCCAACAAGCCGTCAAGTGAAGAGCCTTCCCATATCATTAAATCTTTTCTGTCCTCCGTGGACCCCGCCGAGCTTTCCAATCAAGTCCTCGACGAGATGGGTTGGGGTGGCGGTGATCCCGTTATTGCTGCTGTGGCGAAACTAATGGAGCTGGCTGACCAATGGTAGCCATCCCCAGAGCCCCCGGAAAGGCTTTTATCGAAAGTCAAATGGTCGATACTTGCACCATCACGCGAGACGTGAGGGGCGTGTACGATGATGTCCTTAATGAGGCTACAGGTGAACTAGTGGCAAGTGGCACGGCAGATACTAGTGTTTATGCTGGTGTTTGCGTGGTTTCTTCGGTGAATCAAGGAGACAAGGTTCAGAAGAGCGCTGATATGGCTAAAGAGTACAACCAGTACAGGGTGTTAGTCCCTCTTTCAGCCGCTACCGGTGGCATTAGGATAGGCGATACATTAACCATCACCGCCTCGGTCAGCTCCCTCGGGTTGGTGGACAAATCGTTTAGAGTGAGTAAAGTGGAGACTGAAACTCATGCCTTGTACACCCTCATTAGGATAGAGGAAGCAAATTCCGCTATCGGGACACCCTTAATCTAATGCAGGTTTCGATCTCTTCAGATGCCAATATAACTACCCAGTATTTTATGAGGCTGGGTAAGGAAGGTGGAGCGCGGGTTGGAGCCGTAATGTCGCGCGGTTCTCAACAGCTAGCAGCTAGCATCAAGGTTAGGGCTCCGGTAGACACGGGATACTACAAACGTAGCATTCGCGTCGAAACCGCATCCAGCTCACCCACCTCCTATTCGTTTGAGGTCGGTTCAGATGTCACCTACGGATGGACTTTGGAATATGGTGCCCACGGGGTGGACTCTCAGGGTAGAATGTTAAACAAGGCCCCTCAACCTCACTACAGGCCCGCAATGACTGAGTTCGAGCCAGCGTTCGTAGCTGCTATTAAGGAAGTTCTTGACTGATGCCTAACATCCCACAACGAAGAAAACTCACAGAAGCCCTGAAGACTCTTTTGATTACGGAGACTGGCAAGCCAGTTGGCGTAGCCACAGCGCCCTTAGACATTAACGGAGTCCAAGAGGAGCTTCCGTATATCGTGATTTACCCCCTAGACGGGGGAGGGTTCTCTGGACCGGCATGGTGTGGACCTAATGCAGACGCTGCATTCGAGTACCAAATCGACTCCTATGGCAAGCGATACGATCAGGCAGAATGGTTGTCAGACCTTGTTCGCGTGACCGTAATCGACAGGGATGACAGCGGGGAACTAGTGAACCAGCTCACATACGATGAGCATGCGGTGATGGATCAAGAATCACTTGGCCCACCGGGTAAACTAGATGAAGTAGGACAGGTATGGTCTGCGAAAGAGTCGTATCTCATTTCGGTGACTTCTCAGACCTGACCTCATAAGCCTCAAGGAGGGGCTACTTATTATGGCAAGATATTTCAGGCGAGGAACGACCAAGATCTATTTCGTTTCCAGCATTTCGAGTTCAGCCTCTCCAACCGTCGCAGAGATGGCAGCAGGCACCGAACTCACATGTAGCGTTGCGGAGATCTCAGGTTTCGCATTTCAGAACAACCCCATTGACGTTCCCGACATGTGTGCGGAGTTCGTTGCTAAGATCCCCGGTGAAGACACGGCAGATGATTCGGAGATGACGTTCTATGAGGACGACACCACCAATCCGCTACTGACCACTCTTGCAAAGGGTACAACAGGCAATATTGTCTTCTTCCCTTATGGCATCGGTGGCGCTAACCCCGTTGCTGGTGACGACTGTGAAGTCTGGCCGACATCGGTGGCGAAGACCACTCGTGAGTGGAGCGCAGGTAACGATCCAGCACGATTCATGACAACGTTCACCGTCTCGGCTGTCCCGGCACTTACTGCTGAAGTTGTAGCCTAGTAACTAGCTGAGTCTAATGATATGGACAAGGAGGGAGGACTTAGGTTCCCCCTCCTTGTCCGCGCACGCTATACTATCCAAACAAACCCAAGGAGAAGAAATCAATGTCCGAAAAGTCCGAGAAGCCCGAGAAGTCTAAGCGCCTCACTTACGAAGATCTCAAAAAGAGAAAAAAGCCTACGGTCAAAAAGGTTAAGATCGCTTTTGACTCCCAGATTGCTGATGAGTTCAACAGTCTACGTGTAGCCGTCGAGGAAGCACGCGACGATGTAAAGCAGTTTCCTCGCGACAAGGAATCCCGCACTAAGCTTGTGAACCTCGAAGAGGCTTTCTCTGAAATTGAACTGAAAGCCGAAGAGTCGACCGTGGAGTTTGTGTTCCGTTCGATTGGGCGTGCTAAATTTGATGAGGTCATGGAGTCCTGCCCCCCAACTGATGAACAGAGCAAGGATGCCAAGCTGAAGGGCGAGGATGCCCCAATTTGGAATGGAGAAACCTTTCCACCGGCTCTAGTGGCAGCAGCTATCGTTGACCCAGAACTAACCGAAGAGCAGGTTTTCGAGATTTGGGAAGGGGAGGACTGGAACCACGCTGAAGTTCTCAGCTTGTTCATGGCAGCACTTGAGGTAAATCAGTCTCGTAGTGTGGCGGACTTGGGAAAAGGATTTGGGACGACCCCCTCTTAAGGGCGGAATTAGCCTATTGCGTCCCACTGGGTATCCCGCATTCAGAGTTCAAGTCTTGGAAGGAATCCGACCAAGATAAGGCATTAGCGTACAACGGTGCCAAAGCTGAGGTCTGTGATATGTGTGGTTCGCGGGAAGCCGATTGGGTTGACCCCGAGACTGGCCGCATGTCTGACCATCCGCATTTAACCCCTACGGGGATTAGGTGTCATGGTTGTTCTGAGATATCTCATTTTAAGGCTGCAAAGTACGGGGAGGGCGTGCCCGAGGGGGTTCGTATTGTCCTATGGGAAGACTCGGATATTGACTCTGAAGGTACAATCAAGTCTAAGGCCAAGCGTCCCGTTCAACCTGACTAAGGCATAATTAATGGCAATTAGAACCATATCGGTAAAGGTATCGGCAAATGTAGCACAGTATGTGTCTGCAATGAACAAGGCCGCCACTGCTACCAAGCAGCTTAATACGGCAACCAACGCTTCCCGTGGCGTGGGCAAGCAGGCCCAAAACCTCAATCAGGTAGGTAACGCAGCAAAGGGTGCCGGGAAGAATCTTGGCAACTTCAACCGCAGCATGGGTAGCACTATGGCGAGAACGGCTAACACTTCAGCCGTTGCCCATAGGGCGGGCGCTGCCTTTAAGGTGATGAGTACTAATACGGGGGTAGCCGCGAAAGCTATGGGAATGTTGAGGCTAGCTGTTACGGCTACGCTGTCAGCGTTCGCTGGTTTCATTTTCATTAATGCTGCGATCCAAACCGTGCAGAAGTTTTTCTCTGTCACTATTGGGGGTTTTACTGAATTCAATAAGGCCATGACCGAAACTATGGCAATCATTCCTGATGCCACTGGTGAAATCGAGAAAGGGTTCACGGAGTCAGCTCAGGCCATTGCTAAGGTAACTAAGTTCTCTCCTGATGAAGTCGCTGAGGGCTTCTACTTTCTAGCATCAGCGGGCTACACATCCGCTCAAGCGATGCAGTCCATGGAGCAGGTGGCAAGGTTTGCTCAGGCTGGGGTTATGGATCTAGCTGAGGCATCCGAAATTGCTGCCGACACGGTAGCTGCACTTGGGCTTGCAGATAAGTTCGACCCAAAGGGAACTGCCGATGCCATCGAACGCGTTACTGATGTGATGGTGGGTGCTGCAAAGCAGGCGAACGCTACAGTGAAGCAGTTCGGTGATGCTTTCACTAACAAGTTCGCCAACATGTTGAGCATCACCAACAAGAGCGTAGAAGAAGGCGCTGCGGTTCTTGGTGCATTTGCTAACCAAGGCATCAAAGGTCAGGTTGCTGGTACCCGTGCAAGCATGGCGCTTCGTGACTTGCAGCGCGCTTCGATCAAAAACAGCGCAGCGTTTCAGTCAATGAACATTGCCGTATATGACAGCCAAGGGAACATGCGGAATATGGCTGACATCATATTCGACATGGAGAATGCCCTCGGTGGGTTGTCTGACCAGCAGAAAAAGTCTGCACTCACGACTCTCGGGTTCCAAGATCGTTCCGTTCAGGCACTTCTCGCAATCATCGGTTCGTCGGATGCCATTCGAAGGATGGAAAAAGATCTTAAGAGTGCTGGCGGTACGGTTGACGAGGTTTCAGAGAAGCAAATGAAGTCCTTGTCTAACCGTATGAACCAAGCCGTATCTATCATGAAGTCGTTCTCGGTTGAATTTGGAAACAGCGTTGCCGAGAAGGTTGAAGTCTTTGTGAAGAAGATGACTCCAGCTTGGAACTCGATGTTCGCTGGGGTCAAATCAGTAATTAAAGTGTTAGGCGATTTTATAACTCCATTCAAGTTCTTGATTGGGGGTGCGACGCTGGGGGCGATCGTGGCCTTGAGTAAGGCGTTCGAATTGTTCGGGTCTTTGGTACAGAAGTTCTCTGGAGCGTTCGCTGGATTGGGCTTAATCATGCTCGCCCGCTGGCTCCCCTTGCAGGGAATGTTTAGCTCAATCGGAGCGTCTGCTGTTGGAGCGTTTACTGCGATTAAGACCGCAATTACCGGTACGACTTTTGATGCCATGAAGTTTAAAGTTGCTCTGAGTGCTGGTGTCAGTGAAGCTAATGCCAAGATCTTGGCAACTTCAGTGTCGGTTCAAACACTGGGCCAACGTTTGAAAGGTGCGGCCATCGGAGGCAATACCCTCAAGTTAAGTATTGCGAGCATAGGCACATCAGGGGCGATGGCTGCATTAATGGCTATCCCTATGGCCCTCCAGTTGTTCGCTGACGAGGCGAGGAAGGCAGGGGCAGCCGTCGACGAGTACATGGGGCAATTTGACACTGAGACTTTAGCAGGTATGGAAGCCGCTCACGCCTCACTCTTTAAGGAGTTGGCTAGTGGTCAAGAGTCTCTTAAAGAAACTGGAGGTGGCTGGGAAGAAACATGGCAGAATATCAACCCGTTTATCGACAATGACATAACCCAACTCGAAGAGCAGCAGAAGAAGCGCCTCGAAGTAATGGAGCAGAACAAGAGGGCGCACGCCCAACAGAAGAAGGCCATCTTAGAAGTTCAGAAGACGGTTCACGTTAGTGGTGATGTCATTGAGGCAACAGCTAAGAGGAACGGTATCAACCTTGCAACTGAGGGTTCTCAGTGGACTGAGGCCGTTGCAACTATCAAAGGCGCTCTTGAAGAAGAGGTCTCTGGTTTAGATCAGGTTGCTCTGGCACAGGGCGATCTAGCGGATATGACGGATGATCAACTAGGAGAGGTCAAGTCCTCGTATGAAGATATGGCTGAGAAGGCCATGGATGTGCTCAGCGAACTTTACGGACCCGGAGCGGCACTAGAGTCCGCTGTTGAAAGAAGCAATCTCATCTTCGGCTCTCTGTTCACGCCGTCTGAGGTTTATAGCAATTTGACTACCGAAGCAGAAGAACAAGCACAATCTTCCGCTGAGGCTCAAGTGGACGCATTCAATTCTGCTCTAGATGGACGCGTCGACGCTTTGAAGGATGCCAAAGAGGCGCAAGGTAAGGTCCACGACGATATGATTGAGGACGCTAAGAAGCGTGAGAAAGATGGGCTTAAAGAAGTTAAGGAAGCTTCGCAGGACCAGTTCGATGACCGTCTTGATGCGCTTAAGGAACAGAAGAAGGAGCAGGAAGACTTTTACAACGAGCCCATTATTGGACTTGACACTCTTTTCAATGGTCTGAGGAAGGCGGCTGATCAGTCGACTGCCTTTAACGAAAAAATGAGTCTGCTTGGAGAGTCCGGGGCTAGCACAGCGCTATTGAACATGTTTAGGGATATGGGCGAAGAGGCTCTCCCCATGCTTGACGATCTTCTGATTCAAGGTCAAGAGAAGATACGATCCTTCAATGGACTAGCTGATCAACTAGGCGAACCACCCGAGGTGGACTTAGAGGTGTTCAAGCGGGAGCTATTGGGCAAGACGGAAGAGGGTATCCAGTTCAGGAAAGATGCCTTTGAGATCCAAGGGAATATCAATTTAGAACGATTTGAGTTGCCAGAGGGCACTACCTCTAATTCCCTGTTAAAGCAATTGATTGGCATGGGGCCAGAAGGCGAAGCACTTATTGCTGACATGGCTAATAAGATTCGCACTGGTGGAGAAGCGGGTGTAGCGGAAGCAGAGGAACTCCTGAATCAGGTCTACTGGACTAACGATTTCATGGGCATATTGACAGCGATGGGCCAAACTATGGATGCCACCGAGTTTGTGTTTGGTATGAGTATTCAGTCGATAAAGGACATGTCAGATCAGGCCAGAATGGGCATTATTGATGATAACGTTAGAATGATGGCCGATATACAGAGAGAATTCGGACTGGACGAAATCAATGGCATCGACTTCGTTGGCCTAGAAGCGAAAGCGAAATACGCTGGTTCGGACAAGGTGATGGACGGTCGACGCCAAGAAGCAGAAGCACGCGCTGCTCAAGGGCGTAAGAACAGTGAAGCTGCTGGGGTTAGTGGCAAGACTGGTACTGGTGGAAGAATAGATAGCATGCCGAGCTACACTTCGCCTTGGCAAGAATATGCTGGAAGTGGATGGATGCCACCGGGGCTAAGCAAGGGGCAGAAATACCTTGATCTCAGGTTGAACAAGCTCCAGCGGGTTGCTGGAGAGTACGCCGATGGTGGCTTCCATAACGCCCAAATTGCCCGTGGTGGCGGCTCTCGCATATGGAATGAGCCCGAAACAGGAGGCGAAGCTTACATCCCCCTTAGCCCATCGAAGCGTGGGCGCAGCGAACACATTCTGGAAACCGTTGCCAGCGAGTTTGGGTATGGCTTGATGCGTTATGCTAACGGGGGAATGAATGGGCCTGCCGGTTATAGTATGGTTGGTGCTGGACGTTACGGTACTGGGGTGGGCCAGCAGGCTCCTACTGTGGTCGTGCCGGTGTCAAAGAACGAAGTCACCCAGTTTAACGGACCAATCCAAGGTGTAAGCATGGAAGGCGCTATGGCATTCGCTAAACGTAAGAAGCGACAGAAGAACTTGACAGCATGAGCGCTCTAACAACAACCGGGGTAATCACAAGGACCGAGCTGGCCCTTTCTGATCTGTCGATCACTCCTGCCGGTGGGTATTACATCCAGCGCGATGGGTTTGGTCCCGGCCAGATTGAATGGCGTCGAAGCGAGGCTGAGTCCCCATACGTCGCTGGTAGTACCCTTACTCATGCCGTGAAGGGTCAGGAAACATCCACACTCAAGATTCGTGTTGAGGATGTTACTGAAGCTGGCATGTATTCCCGCATGGGGACGTTAGCAACTGCCTTCGAACAGTTCAGCTACACGATGACCATCACTATTGGTGGGCAGGCATTCGCATACGAGTGCGACTGTTCTGATTATAGTGTTGGCGACGGTGGCAACGTGCAGGATCTGTGGGTCAGATCGTTCACGCAGATGATGGTCTTCCAAATCCCACACAAGCCAATCGATGGTGGGTTCCTCTAAGGCAGAGAAAGCACCGAGGCAGCAGCTCGCTCCTTGGTTTTCTGAATCCAAGATCCGGGAGTCATGGTTGCTCTCGTGCGGTCACTCTCTGAGCTATTGCGCTTGTGATCGAGGTACTCGACGATGGAGTTATACATTGTCCATCCGTTAGCACCGAAGTTCTGTGAGTTGAGGTCGCTGGCGAAGAGGCCGCGAACCTGTGCGTGAGTTGCTTGGGTGTTGGCCTTTTGCCTGTCAGTGGGGTTAGTGGGCTCGGGGAACACACTCTTGAGAATCCGTTGGAAGCGATCCTCCGAGTAACTAACGGCCAGAAGCTCCTCTGACTGCTCCTTGAAGCTGTCAGCCCAAGCCGTAGATACCCCTAGGACGCTCTGTGCGTGCGTTAGGCGGTTTTCAACGGAAGAGGTGTGCTTGGCACGGAATACACTCTTAGCACCTTGTAGGGCGAAGTTTAGGGTGTTCCGACAGACTACTCGTGTTGCGGAGAACAGGTAGGTCATTGCGATACTACCGTCATGCGACCACCAGATGACTAGGCCGCGCTCAACCTTGTCATTAATACCCACAGGGTCAACAACAAGATCCTCTAAACGAAGATAAGAAAAAAGCTGTCCGCCATTCCCGAGGACGCCCATTGTGTCGAGATATGCCTCACCTTTAGAGGCTCCGACGATATCGTAGGCAACTTCAAGGGCTTGGGTGTTCTGGACCACAGCGTAGGTATCGCCTACAACTCCGAGGGCTACCTGTCTCTGACGACCTTCTCCGAGGTCGTATGTAGCGACGGTAGCCTTTTTGCTCTCGATTTCGATGGGGGTTCCACCGCTACCTTGAGCATGGATGGGCTCCTTGGTAACTATGAAGTCTGCGTTGGCGGCAACAAGTGCCTGAGGTATGGTCATATTGCCGTCTACGGGAGTGCCTAGTCGATGCCATGGGTCTTGGTATGAGTTGTATGCAAAGCTGGCCTTGCCGTCGAGTTCTTGGATGTCGTGAGCCATGTTCTTCTCCTGTTTATCTTGGACTACCCACACTATATCAAATAAATCTACGGTTAAGGTCCGTAGACCGCAGTGGTATGATGCCCGTATGGGATTTTCGTGGGCCAAAGAATCAGAACCAGAACCAGAATCGGAACCAGCACCAGAACCAACTGACCCTATCCTGTATTGCGGTGTGGAGAAGCTTGTTGCTGCCAATGGGGAGGAAATCCTCTTCGACAAGGCCCGCGTTGTCCATAGTATCGACGGTACCGTCATCCGAGGGTACGTTGTAGACGCTTCGACAGGCTCAACGACCCAAGCCCAGAGGATGGTCCCCAAGAGCGCCATCTCTCGTCATGTAGCTATGGGGTGGCGTAATAGCGATAAAACCCTCCATGAAATGGTGGGGGAAACCCCCTTCTCTCTTACTCGTTAATGGGTAGGTTTAAGTTCGTCCTAATCGTGGGTGATAATGAAGAGGGGATTATTGGACGCGAAGAAAAAGAGCTGCTCATTCGAGACGTTGGCTGCAACTTCGATCACTCCCCCTCTATTGCAGCGCTTTACGAAGTCTATTCCGACGAGGCCAAGAAAATCGTTCTTGACATCAGGGGGGAAGGCTTGAAGGTGGGAATTTACGCATCAAGAGAGAAGGCACAGGGCTTTTTTTGGAAGGCTTTAGGCTCCGAATGGATGGGGTCAGCCGTGTCTTTGGATACAATTAAGGGTAAGAACCACTGATCATTCTGAAGGGAGGTGTAATCATGGATACTTTTTCGCTCGTACAGCTAGCAGTAGCAGTCGTTTTGCCTGCTCTGGTTGCTCTCGTCACTAAGGAAGTTACTAGCAGCGCAGTTAAGGGATTCGCTTTGGCGGCTCTCGCAGGTGCTGCAGGGTTTGGTAAGGCGTACCTCGATGGGAAGGGAGTCGTAACTGAAGCAGCATTGACTGACTCGGTAACGATTTTCGTTGTCTCAGTAGTAACGTATTACGGTCTTCTGAAGCCCGCTCACATTCCAGAGAAAATTCAGTCGAAGACACCAGACTTCGGCATCTAATACGCCTTTCAGGGGAGGGACACAACGCCCCTCCTCTGCATGGTGTTGTAGAATGGGAATATGGCTAAACATAACATTGTTAAAGATTTAGAGTCTCTTGCCTATCCGATCGAGAAGCTAGAGACTCTCCCCGGAAATCCGCGTCAAGGTAATGTCCAGTCTGTAGCGAATTCGCTTGAAAAGTTCGGTCAGCGCAAGCCGATCGTTGCACGCAAAAAGCCCGACAGCGACATCGGTGTCGTTCTGGCAGGCAATACTACTCTCAAGGGTGCCCGTAAGCTGGACTGGGAAAAGATTGCTGTCACTTGGGTAGAGGACGACGACAAGACGGCAGCAGCGTTCGCTATAGCTGACAACCGTACACACGATCTTGGTCAGTACGACGAACAGAAGGTGGTCGATATGATCGCCCAGTTCGACGACGACGACACGCTGTTGGAAGCATCCGGTTATGACCTTATGGATGTAGAAGAGATGACGCAAAGTCTAGAGGACTTCGACGGGGATATTGACCTCTCAGAGTTCGAAGAATCGGACGGCATGCCCGACGAACAGCCTGACCGTCCACCATCTCGTCCGGTGGTCCAGTACGCCCTCGTGTTTGACGACGAGGATCAACAGCAGCGCTGGTATTCGTTTGTCCGATGGTTGAAGCGCACTTTTCCGGATTCCGATACCGTAGCGGGAAGGATAGATGAGTACCTTCAAGACGCTATGGACGACTGATTAACGGATTATCCAGAACCAGCTACCATAAAGGAAGGATGATGAGCACATCAAGGGAATTGTTGACGACTAGTCTTGAGCAGGCAGCGCATGACTACGAGACTCTAGGTATCTGCCTAGTCGCTGATGGCGCACCACTTGAACTAATGCAAGAGTGGGAGAACACCTTGAGGTATGGTTGTAACAAGTTTATTCGCAACGACGCTATGGGATCTATGGAAGAGGCAGGAGACTACCTCATACTTGACGGTCCCAACACGAGGGCAACCTTGAAGGGTGTCGGTGAAATCTATACGAAGTTCAGGGACTGGAGTTCGCTCATCATCCGAGAACAGGCGATGTACAGCCCCTACCCGTTATCCGAAATGAACGCCAAAGTTTACCCCGATACTTGGGGCAAGCAGGGACTTCATTACGACTCTCAGCCATTCACCTGCCTCCTGTATGTAAATGAGGGGGCACCTACCCAGATTAAGCTTCTCACCGGAGAATGGGTTGACATAGACCCGATCCCCGGTGCTGTAGCTTTCTTCCACGGCAGGGAAATGGAACACCGCGTTCTAACCGGAACTCCCGGCAGTTTTAGAGTAACAGTCCCGTTCAACTATTACCTAGAAGATGATTACGAACGCCCCTCATGGATTGACGAAGCCATCTACATGAATAAGGACTACGTTAGTGCCTAGAGCTAGATGGTATCAAGATTACAATGTAGTGACGGCAGGGCGTGAACGCGTCCGCCACATTGATGACCTGTTTGATCATATGGTTGTGCAGTTTAGCGGGGGGAAGGACAGCCTCGCAACTTTGCTTCTGGTTAAGGAGATGTACGAAGAACGTGGCTACGGCAAGGTTCCAGTTGTATTCAGGCACGAGGAAGTAATTAACCCTTCCGTCCTCGAATTCATGGAAACCTTTCGGCATTACGATTGGCTGGATCTGCATTGGATGTGCATTTCGCAGAAAAACTCCAAGTTCGTTTTAGGTCGCAAGGAAACCTACACCGAGTGGGACACATCCGGCGAACGTGAATGGGTTACACAGCCCCCAGAGTGGGCGATTATGGGAAGCGAGCTAGGGATAGAGGACGCCAACGTCCTAGATCAGAACTCGCTGGACGACTACATCGCAGACTACCTATTCTCGAGTGGCAAGGTGGCCTTCGTGACCGGAGTGCGCGCATCTGAATCCCTTGTGCGTTTCCGTTCTGTGACACAGAAGCTCAACGAGAACTACATTTCATCCATCGAACATAACGCCAGATCGCGAGTGAAGCTTTGTAAGCCAATCTACGATTGGTCTCAGGATGACGTGTTTAAATTTATGATCGAATCAGGCGAACAGTACTGCCCTCTGTATGATGCTCAGGAATTGGCTGGTATGGGGTTGAGGGTTTCGACTGCTCTCCATGTGGTGGCTTCTAAGAAGCTTGATAAGCTAGCTGTCGTGGAGCCCGAGTTTTTCCAGACCATCGTGAACGTGTTCCCAGAAATGCAGGATCAAGAACGCTATTGGGGGCAGTTCGATCAGGATGCCATTATTCGCCCGTACAAAGGGAAAGGGTGGAACGGGGTGATGCGTTACATCAAAGAGAACGTACCCGAGTCAAACCAGCGCCTCGCATACGAACGAGTAAAGTTGTGGAGAGGTCGTCACGAAAACGCCCCAGAGGATTACCCAATCGACCTACTGTTGAGAACCATAGCCTTCGGCACAATCAAACAGCGCATGGCCGGGGTATATGTCAACAGCAAGGACTACAGCGGAGGCAAGGAAAATGAGTAACGAACCAGTAGACAACGTGGTCTGGATACCAGCGCGAGAGTTGAAGCCTAACGGCTACAACCCGAATACCGTTTTCAACACCGAGCTTACCCTACTGGAAGAGAGCATCTTGCGTGACGGTTGGGTTCAGCCCATCATCATCAATGGGAACAAAATCATCATCGACGGATTCCACCGTTGGTCATTGTCTTGCATCAGCGACAAGTTGGCATCGAAGTATGCCGAAGAAATCCCTTGTGTTGTATTAGACATTCCCGATGATGAGGCCATGATGATGACAGTCCGCATGAACCGTGCCAAAGGCAAGCATGCGGCCATTAAGATGGCAGAGATCGTTCAGATTCTTGTGGACGACTACGGACGCACTCCAGAGGATCTCGTTGAAGGCATGGGAATGACCCTCAGCGAAATCGAACTACTCTATGATGGTACCCTATTGAAGCACGTCAACTGGCAGAACAAAGAGTACTCCAAAGCGTGGGTTCCAATCGAGACTCGCTTCTACACCCACGAACAGCTAGTAAACATGGGAGTGGAGAGCGAAGAGGATTCAGACTTCGAACGAGAAAGTGATGACGATGGCAACACTTGATGACTTCGAGATCTGGTCGAAACACCTCTACCAATTCACCCGTGGCGTACCGCACGATGACTACATGTCAGATACGGCATGCTTGTCTGCTGAAGATATTAACTCCAAGGGGGCTGGATGGCTTAACGACAAATCCCTGCTCCGCAAGCGCCTTCCCTCCGAATGGCTAATCCCCGAATATGGGCGTTTAGAGGGCGGCAAGATCGTGGAATATGCGGAAGCCGACTTGGATGTAGGCACAGCAATCTTTGAAACCGATGTGGTCCTGAAGGACGTCGGGGCCTCTAGTGGTAAAAACATTTGGTTTCTTAGCGCAGGGATGGAAGAGAGGGAAAGGGAGCACATACTCAACCAAGCCGTAACACGGTCACACATCAGCAAAATACAGGTTTGTGATTGGGCGAAACAGCACTCGTACGCTGAGAAGATCTGGCCCAACGGTTCCAACACTCTCCGTTTCCTAGTATTTAGTCCTGAAGGCGAGTACCCCCAGATAGCGGCAGCGGTTCAGAAGTGGGCGACACTCCACAGCGGACGCTGCGACAACTGGAACCAAGGTGGGCTGACCACAACCGTCATCAACGGAGTGATGGGAGACACAATGGAGGACTTCACCGATCGCTCTCAGCGTGGAGGTAACGGTTCGGGGCGGAACCCCACGCGACCTTTACGCCCCACGAGATACGTTTCGCACCCGGAGCACGGATCGGAGATCATGGGTGTTAAGATACCGTTTTGGCAGGAAGCTGAAAGAATGGTACTTGAAGCATCGAACATATTGAGGGAAGAACTTCCATACATTGGTTGGGACGTCATCATAACCGAGGATGGCCCCAAAATCATTGAAGGCAACCCTTGGCCCGGTATCCAGTTGATGCAAGTCCACTTTCCTCTACTCGCCAACGTCAGGTTTAGAGATTTCTTGGAGTCACATCAAGTGAAAGGTCTGTAATGGGGACAAGGTACAACGCTGAAGCCTACCTTAAAGCATGGAGCGAGGAGGGCAAGTTCCCCAAAATTCACGACCCCGTTTTTAACCTGTTCATGACCACCTTCGAATCCGAATCGGTGCTCGACTTGTGCTGCGCCACAGGCATGATGGGGACACGGATTCAAGAGAAAGCCGGAATCAACGTATGCGGAGTGGAGTGGCTAGAAAAAAACATTCTTCGAGCATCCAAGTTCGGTGTCTCGATTCCAATCCGTGAAATGAAAATCGAGAGAGAAACTCTCCCCGAATTCACCGACTGGATCAAACAGAATAAAGTCACCGGAATCGTGGCCCGTCGCTGCATCAGCGAACTATTCGGAAACACCCCAAGCAACACGATTGACTGGGAGTGGGCGGACATCTGGTCGAACGCTGTAGCTGACGCAGGGGTTAAAGAGTTTTGGGTCGAAGGTAGAGCCGATCAAGGTCGCTCAGTGCACTGCATCCCTGACACCGAAACAGAAGTCAAATGTTTGTCCTTCAGGTATACTGTGTCCGAGACGCAAGGTAAAACCGCATATCTGACTTTGAAAAATGACTGACTACAACGGCTTCACAGGCGCAGAGCGTCACAAAGGTGGCAACATCCAAACTTGGGCCTACAAAAAAGGCTACTTGAAGCGACCCCTAAATTGTGAGGCGTGCCACGTTTACGGTGACGTCCCCGGTGAAATCGTCGCCCACCTCGAAGACTACACGGAACCAATCAAAGGCTCCATTTTTCTTTGCTACAGGTGCCACAGGATGGTCCACATTCGCCACCAGTACCCTGAAGCATGGTACGACTATCGCAAGAAGGTCGGGGGAGGCTTCCATTGGCCTTTAGCCACTAACAAGCCGGGGCAGGTTGTTCACGACCATTGCGACAACCGTTTGAAAGGAATTTTTGATGCAGGAGCGGTATCGGGGTATGCGAGAGGTGAAACCGTTTTGGATCGGATCGACGACGGGACGTTACATCCCGGCCCCCGCGAAAAGTGGGTTGAGAAGATGGCGTTGATCATGGACGGCAAACGCCCATTTTTCATCCCTACAGACCAACTATCCTTCCTATGATATAATACATACCATGAATACGTACACCAACCCAACCCAAACACACGGAAAAGAAACCCGTCGATAATGGCAGAAAAAGAACCAGTAGACTGGGAAAAAGTTGTAGAATTCCTAGAACCAAAACCCTGCCTCTACACCCCCCACGAACCCCATCCGAAACAGAAAGCATTCCTCCGAACAGAAGTCCTAGAATGCTTATTCGGTGGAGCCGCGGGAGGTGGCAAAGATGTTTGGGTTGGTACTCCAATATTAACTTCAGATGGTTGGTCAACGATGGGTGATCTCCGAGTTGGAGATCTCGTGTTTGGCGAAGATGGTGAACTGGTTCCGGTGTTGGCTAAATCTGAAGTGATGCAAAATCCTTGCTATGAAATAGAGATGACTGACGGGGAAGTAGTTGTAGCGGGAGAGGGCCATTATTGGAACGTGGCAAACGAAAAAGAGCGAGCAAATTACCAACGCACTAATCCATCATGGAAAGCAAAGCGACGCGCTAGCAGGAAAGCCCGTGGGAGGAATGCTTCTGAACGTGCTCTAGCCACGGGTGGACGCTCAAAGGGGACTGCCGAGGCCACATCCTTAAACAACTCCGTGAGAGCAGCAGAGGTAAGGGAAAACGAAGAACGTCCAAGCATTTGGAGTTACACAACCAAGCTTACGACCAAGGAAGTTTTTGAGCTTCAGGAATCTGAACGCAAGCGAGTTACTATCCCGAATGGGGCTACCCTCAATAGCGAAGATGGATGGAAGTCCGAGATCCCCCCATACACGTTAGGTGTATGGTTAGGCGACGGGACAACAGAAAGCGGATATATCTGCTGCGCTGAGAGCGATATGCCCAGCATGATTAGGGAATTAGAGAATGACGGTTGGGAGAACGTTAGGTCAGCTTCATCTTCCATGCCCCGCAAGGAAGGCGGGGAGGTCGTCCATTTGCTGACGGGTAAGTCGAGTGGTGGGCTATCGCTTCTCCAGTGTCTAAATAAAGAGGGGAAGCTTTATGACAAAAGTGTCCCTGCTTGGGTTCACAATGCTTCACTGGCGGACAAGGAAGCGTTTGTTTCTGGGTTTTTCGATACCGATGGCTACGTCGACGCTAATCGTGGGCGCATTGAATTCTGTCTAGCCCGTGAAGATATGGTTCGTGACGTTCATTCGCTTCTGTGGAGTATGGGTCTTTCCCCAACCAGCGTTAAACACAAGAAAACTACCAACCAAGACCCGAACTTTGAGGGGGATGCTTGGAGATTTGAACTCTCGCAATGCCCTGCAACGTTGTTCAGGTTGCCTAGAAAGCGCGATCGTCTGGTGGTGAACGTCAAATTAAAAACCAAGGTCAACCACAACGAGTACCGATCAATCAAGTCCATCAAAGAAGTCCCCACCGTAGACACCCAATGCATTCAAGTCGGGAACACTTCAGGACTGTTCAGGATAGGTCGCACACACCTCGTCACACACAACTCAGATGCCCTACTTATGGCTGCCCTGCAGTATTGCGATGTCCCCGGCTACTCAGCCATGATCTTCCGTAACACCTTCGCTGACCTCGCTCTTCCCGGTGCCATAATGGACCGTGCCCGAGAGTGGTTAGGCGAATACCCCGAAGTTATATGGTCGAAACAGTCGAACATGGCTATTTTCCCATCAGGGGCTAGATTGACCTTCGGTTACCTCGACGGCCCTGATGACCACCTTCGTTACAAGGGTGCTGAAGCGCAGTTTCTAGGCTTCGATGAGATGACTGAAATCCGTGAGCAGCATTACCGATACTTGATCTCTCGTTTGAGGAAGCCAAACGCTGGACCTCTCTCGCGTGTTCCCTTGAGAGCGCGAGGAGCCACCAACCCTGCACCTAACTGGGTGCGTAGATATTTCGTTGAAGAAGGTATGGAGCAGAAGCGCCTGTATGTTCCATGCAAGTTTGACGAAAACCCGTTCATCGATCAGAAGTCGTATGCCGAATCCCTAGATCGGCTGTCAGCGGTGGACAGAGCGCGCCTAAAGGGTGGCGACTGGTATGCCGAGGAAACCGGCAACATGTTTGATCGCGACGACTTCCAGATTATCGCCCCTGAGGATGTCCCTGATTCAGCTTTCTTGAACGTCGTCCGTTACTGGGATTTGGCTGGTTCTGAGCCCACCGACAGTAACCCTGACCCCGATTACACCGTAGGAGCTAAGGTCGCCATAGTCGATGGCTATATGATCATCCTAGATATCAGACGCGTCAGGGTCAACCCTGCTGAGGTGGAGAAGCTAGTGTGGCAGACGGCGCAGGAAGATGGTCCGAACGTGCGTGTGAGGATGGAAAAAGATCCCGGTCAGGCTGGTAAAGCGCAAATTTCTCATTACGGTCGCAACGTTCTGCTAGGGTTCGACTTTGATGGCAACCCCCCTACAGCCGACAAGGGTTCCCGTGTTGCCTTGTGGTCAGGTAAAGCTAAGCGTGGAGAGATCGCCCTAGTGCGCGGGGACTGGGTGACAGGGTTCTTAGACGAAGCAATGGCTTTTGATCCGCTCGCTGGGAAGAAATCTAAGGTCCACGACGATCAAATGGATGCGTGTTCAGGTTCGTTTGAAATTCTTACCGGAATCAAGGGTAAGAGTAAGAATAGAGTGCGACTTATCCTCTAAGCGGGTGACGGCTTCTTTGTCGGAACAGGCTTAGCCGGTACCTTCTTAGGTACGACATTGATCTTTCTTTTGGGTTTCCCTATGTTGGCGATTGGAATTCTCCTTGTCGAGCAAATGAACTGTGCATCGTCTCGAGAGCCAGCACAGATGAATGTCCCTACCTCCGAGGTATTGCATCCATCCCATAGTATAGCGCATACTCCACTACGAGGCACTCAGGAGGTTTCGGGGTCTTCGTCGTCACTCTCAGCTTCTTGCTCGAAGTAATTGTCTGGTTTAGGAAGGCTGCGATCGTAATCAATCGCATGCTCTATAGGTTCGATGACTACATCAACGTTCTGGAGAATCAGATTTTGAAAGGTCTCGTGATGTTCAGGCAAGAACACAGTATCGGCCTTGATGAACTGTGCTCGATAGCCGGTGTCATGCTGGACGATATTCCCCCACATTTTCACTAGCGTCATAATGAAGATATAACGTTCGTCGTCCTTGTAGTCCATCTCCGCAACGTATGAGTCGAGACTGTCGAACGAATAGTAGCCGCAGGCGCACCAGTCCTGAGGTACTTCCACATGGTCCCTGTCAAGGTTCTTACCTGCGAAGTCAACACCCATCATGAAATAGGCCCAAGGGGTTCCGTAGAGGTCTTGGTGCATACAGTCAGCCTCCATCGGTTCAGTCCCCCAAGATATTTGGGTTCTGACGGGGGAGGTGAGATCAAAGGTTTCCAAGTCTAGCCGGTTTGCTCTCCAACCGTACAAGTAGCCGTTGATGGGTTTAGTCTCTGGGACGTCCTCAAAGTAAAACATCATCTACCTCTTGGCCTTAAAGTCAGGGCCGTGGGGTGGATACCTTTACTGCCAACCATAATTGATAGTATATCAGTGCCTCCTACGATCGACAAACGAAGATAATGGTGGTAGCGTTGATAGAAATGAAACCTTACCTTGAATCCCTTGACCCCGAACAGTTGGCAGCAGCGATTGCCCCTACCACCCCTCTTGCCGTGATGGCCGGAGCCGGATCGGGAAAAACTATGTTAGTGGTTTCTCGCTTAGCAAACCAGATTGAAGAGGGTGTCGACCCTAAGCACATGTTCGTAAGTGCCTTCACTCGCGCAGCAGCAAACGAGATGAGGGATCGAGTTGAGCATCTTGTAGACACCCCAGATCTCGACGTCAACACCTTTCACTCCCTCATGTTTAGATTCTTCAACGGCTTCCACGAAGCAAGTGGCCGTCAGCCTTACGGGGTGATGAAGGAAGGGCGCAAGAAGATTCTTTTTCAGAAGCTTCTCGGTAAGCCCGGACGAGATTTTCCTCAGGCCGTCAACTTGGACGCTGACCCCGGTAACGTTATTGGGCAGATCGGTAGATGGAAGAACGCTACTATCGCAGAGGATAGCGACGAGATAAAGGAAACCCTCACAGAGGCTCCTTCTGTATCCGATATGTATGCTGCGGCAATGGTCTATCCATTGTACGAGCAAGCCCTTCGGGACGAACATTTGATCGACTTTGACGACATGTTGTTCAAGAGCTTACAATTACTTAGCATCGATGCTGACGCCTGTTCGCAGGCGCGCTCTAAATGGAGTCAAGGAGTGTTCCTCGACGAGTGCCAAGACATGAATCTAGCTCAGTGGCGACTCGTCAACGCTATTGCCCCACCGGCAGAGAGCCCAAACCTGACAGTTGTCGGAGATCTTAGGCAGTGTCTTTATTCTTTTCGTGGGGCCTCACCTGAGATCTTCGAGCAGTTCGTGGAGCAATATAAAGACGCTCAGGTGATTAACCTCATCAGTAACTACCGTTCCAGTGAGACTATAGTAGGCGTATCGAACGCTCTTGCCAGTGGCCTTGGGATGGCTGACCAAAAGTCAAAGCGTGGCAAGGGTTCAGAAGTAGAGGTTTCCCATTTCTCTACTCCTGTCGAACAGTCTATAAAGATCGCTGAAGATGTGGCTGAGGCACGCGAGGACGGTGAACTCGGAGGGAACTTCGCTGTGCTAGTTCGCACTAACGCCCAGTCAGCGCCTATAGAGTCAGCCTTTGTTGCGAGAGGGCTTCCGTACTGGTGTAATGGTGGAGGGTTTTTCGATCGCATGGAGGTCGGTGACCTGATGTCCTATCTGCGAATTGCTAACGATTTTACTCGCACCGACCTCCTTGAACGGATCATAAATCGTCCAACCCGCTACCTTGGTAAGGCGTTCGTGAACTCGGTGGTGGAGAATTTACCGAAACATGACGGTGATCTAATTCGAGCCGTTCGCCTCACTAGCAAGTATAGTGGTCGCAAGCTTTCCCCTAAGCAACGTGAGGGCGCTGTAGAGCTGTCTGATCTACTAGTGCAGCTAAAGGAGTCAGATGTGAACCTCTCCCCCCTTATGGCAATCAATAGGGTTCTAGCGGAGACAGATTACATCAAGTGGCTTCGCAAGAACTCCGGTCTAGCCGAAGACGCAGACTCTCAGCGCCTCGACAACATCGAAGCCCTTAAGCTGGAGGCCGAAAAATTCATTTCGATTAAGGACTTTCTCGACTTTGCCGATGAGTCGTCACGACTGCAAATAGACTCCAAGGAGTCTACTCGCATCCTGACCGTCCATAAGGCCAAAGGGCTTGAATGGGATACCGTGTGGGTTACCAATATGCACGACGATTCGATTCCTCACGCCATGTCAAAGCGTGAAGGGGACATCGTATCCGAGAAGCGTGTCGCCTACGTTGCGTTCACGAGGGCTGAGAATCATCTGAAGGTTGGCGTTCCCAAAACTGACGAAAAAGGTCGAGAGGTTCAGCCGTCACGGTTCTTGCGTGACGCTGGGCTTGAGGTGCTAGTCGATTAATGGGGGGGGGTAGCCTCTCGAAGAGGTTGCCAAGCGTGAACTGGTATTCTAGTTGTTAGCTCCACATTCACTCAATGAGCGGAAGGTCACCAATGGTCGAGAAGCGCAAGATCAAGGATCTCCTTAAGGGCGACAAGATTAAAGTCCACGGCAGGGTTGCTGTCGTGAAGAGCGCAGTGGTCTGCTTCAAGAGAAGCAACGATGTCTGGAGCTTCGACGTACAACTTTCTGGTTCATCCTCAGCCTGCAGCCTTGAGTTCGGGGATGGCGACGAAGAGGTTGAACTCAAGGAAGCATCAACTTTTGATCCTATCCCTGACGAGCTTAGCGAGATGACGAAGCTCGCGCCGGGGTCGAAGAGGCGAAAGAAGAGGGCGACATGAATCAAGAAATCGAAGAGGTGTTGGAGCCATACTGGAGCGATAATGCCGTATGGCGTTTCGCAGAGATTGGCAGCGGTTGGAACCAAATTGTCATCGATCTAGTGGTTGACCTAGTTGCAGCATACCCGAATTTCAAAGTGGTACAAGTCAAAGAGAAGTTTGGTGGCCTGCGATTCTATGTTGAAAACGTCACGCTCGACTATTCAGGTCAGCCGTTAGCGGAATCGTTCTTTAGCGAACGCATCCGTGAAGCGGAAGAACTTTCCTTCGCTACTTGTGACGTGTGTGGAGCCAAAGGTTCATCAGAAGGTAGTCAGGGTTGGGTTATGACGCGGTGTAAAACCCACGAAGGAGGACAGCAGGGATGGTAGCCAAGCCATACCGGCCCAAAGTTGACGCAGGTTGATGGCAACTTGCACTGAAGACTGGGGTGGTAAAGTAGGAGTTGTGGTTGATTCTGGCAGCCCTAGAGATTATATCGCTACTTCCATTTGGGAAGCTGGTGTCCAGCGCCACATTCACACCCTGATGTACTGGCACTCTGACTTCAAATGCCCCTTAGGCTTCTTTGAAGAGGATGCCGACACCCCGGCGACCCCTGAGGTAGTCGATAAGATTCGACAGGCTGTCGCTGATGGCTTTGAGATGGCGGGCGGGATTTGGTCGCCATCAAGCGATCTTGAAACTAAACCGAGGGCTTGGGTGCACCTGAAGGGCACTTCAGAGTGGCGTGACCTTGGAGTCTAGGGAGTGTCAATGGGTGAGGATGCCGATGTCGGTAGATCGGCCCAAGATACTCGAATCCGACGATTCGTGTGCTAGCCTAGAAAGGCTATAGGAAATCAAGATCAGAATCGGATGCGGTATCCTCGGCTTCCAAGCTCCCACGGTCTAATGGTAATGGACGTCTGGTTTTCACCCAGAAGGTTGCGGGTTCGATTCCCGCTGGGAGTACCAATGAAAGTAGGGAATTAATGAGTGTAGCAATCGAAACCGATTACCGACCGGCGATCCTTAAATGGGGCGTCCTGCTTGTTTTCTTGAATATCGCTGATGTGTTCACAACGCACGCCCTTTTTGCCCGAGGTGGGGTGGAACTCAATCCGATTGCGGAGCTATTCATCTATAGTTTATGGGTGGCTTTGGCGGTTAAGACCCTTTTCCCGATGGCAGTCATATATCGGGCCGGGAGGACTGCGACTAAGCTGTTGCGTAATGGCATAGTAGTGGTGGTGGGCATCTATGCGTTGGTGTTAGCGAACAACCTGTTCCATCTTGCCCAATACTGACGGATATCGAACACTTGGAGCTTGCATCCAACCACACGCAGTCAAGCAAACAGTCCTATATCTAATCTGTCGAAACGTGCCGTAAGGATATCTCTGTGGGGCGAAGATAGTAGTGATACTATTCAAAGCGTGGATAAGAACGATACAGCCAAACAGCACTTGGGTAAACTTGTCGCTAAAGCCATCGAGAGCGATGTGGCTCAGCGTGTCATTGAAGCCGTCGAGGCTGAGGTGGGCGAGCCTGTCGATTTTGCGTTCTTGAAGATTAACGACGTTCAATTTGATGGGAGCGACCTGTCGATCGACTACGACTACGATCTACCCGCTCCTTTGAAACAGGTGATCGTGGTGCGGAAAGATCTCAAAATGCGTAAGGGGGAAATGTGCGTTCAAGCATCGCATGCTTCCATAGGTTCGATTGTGAGTACTCGCAGCTTCGACGCAGATAGCCACTCAACCCAAGCATACCTTTCCCCCGAGGAAGATCGTTGGCTTGGTGAAGGGATGGCAAAGGTGTGTGTTCGAGTTGGTTCGGAAGACGAGTTAGATGAGATCTACCAGCAGTCCTTGGACGCCAAGGTCAACGCCTATATGGTCGTAGATGAATACGATGGGGTGCCAACTAAGACTTGCCTTGCGATTGGACCCGATAGGGTCGAAGCGATCGACGAGATCACCGACCACCTCAAACTACTTTGACTCAGACAAAGAGAGCGATACGAAAATGTCACAGAATAGAGGGATTGAATGAAAGCAAAAACAGTAACGGATTTCGCAGTTCTCGAGGGGATCATCACCTCCCTTGACGAGGATTTTGATTATCGGAATAAACTGGAAGACGATGAGAAGTTTGTCTACGAGGCAATAATCTTTGCCCGTAGCCTCTCATGCAACCCAGCGACAGTAAAAACCATGCGAAACATACTCGCAAAAATGAACAAGTAGTACTACAGCTATAACCAAGGAACTAAGTAAGTGACAAACGCAATTATCAACATAGTGGTGACTCTCACCATAGTTGGAGCCTTCATATCAACGTGGTCGGAGGTAGAGAAATGA